GCACGTGGCGAAGAAGACGTCGCCGCGCGGCATGCCGGCGTCGTGCAGCACGGCGGGCTGGACGAAGAGGATGTAGGACAGCGTCAGGAACGTGACCACGCCGCCGCGAACCTCGCTAGTGTAGTGCTTCACTCAGATGATATCTTATTCAGGACGGCCCGGGCGCGAGCGACTTTGGCGAGGATGTCGTCGGCCTTGGCTGTCCAACTGAAGGATTCAGGATCGTGGTTATGTTCGGCGACGTAGTCCATGATGGCCCGGATCAGTTCCGCCACGCTGGTGAACGTGCCGCGTCGGATGCGTTTGTCCGTAATCTCGCGGAACCAGCGTTCGATCAAGTTCAGCCACGAACTGCTGGTCGGGGTGAAGTGCACATGAAACCGGGGATGACGGCTCAGCCAGCGTTTGACCTTGGGGTGTTTGTGCGTGGCGTAGTTGTCCACGATCAGGTGCAGGTTCGGGTCTCCCGGTGTCTCGCGGTCCAGCAGATCCAGAAAGCGGATCCACTCCTGATGCCGGTGTCGGGGCATGCACGTGCCGATCAGCCGCCCCTCGGCCATTTCCAGTGCGGCAAAGAGCGTGGTCGTCCCATGACGGCGGTAGTCGTGCGTCATCGTGCCGCACCGGCCGGGATACATCGGCAGGCTCGGCTGGGTGCGGTCCAGGGCCTGAATCTGGCTCTTCTCGTCGGCGCACAGGACGAGGGCGTGCTCGGGCGGATTCAGGTACAGCCCGACGACATCGACCAGCTTCTCGACGAAGGCGGGGTCGTTGCTGAGTTTGAAGGTGCGGGTCAGATGCGGTTTGAGGTTATTGGCCTGCCAGACCCGCAGGACCATCGAGGGGCTGACGCCCAGTTCGTCGGCCAGCGTTCGGGTGGTCCAATGCGTGGCGTTGGCCGGTCGGGTCTGGGTGGTCCGCTCGACGATGAGACGGGCGACCTGATTGCGGCGCGTGGGCTTCCGCCCGCTGCGCGGGGCGTCCTTGGCGATGCCTGCCAGTCGCTTCTGGGCGAAGCGCGAGCGCCAGCGTGCCACGGTCAGGCGGTCGGTTCCCACGCGGGGCGCGATGTCTTTGTTTTTCATGCCGTCGGCCGCCCACAGGACGATCTTCGCTCGCAGCACCTGCCGTGTCGGGGTACTGCGTCCGCGAGACCAGCGTTCCAGGGTCTGGCGTTCTTCATCGGTCAATAGGATCGGGCAAGCGACTCGCATCGGTTTCACCTCCTGCGGAGGAGTATAACCGATGCCCCGAACATAAGCAATACTAATTCTGACGCACTACACTAGCAGATACCACGCCTTCTCGCTGTGCCCCGTGTACCGCGAGTTCGAGAGGTAGCGCGAGACCTCGGCCCGGAACTTGCCCTGGTGCGGGTTGGCGACGGGGTACTTCGTGCTCGCGGTCGTGTCGCGGACCTCGACGGACTTGAAGAGCTGCGTCGCCATGGCCGAGAGGGCCGTCGGGACCAGCATGATGACCGGCATGACGCCGATGGGCTTGCCGTCGCCGTCCACCTGGTCCAGGAACGTCTTCTCGGCCTTCGTCAGGCCGTCGATGGTCAGGGCCGTGTCGGCGCCCTCCAGGTAGTTCTTGTTCGCCGTCTTGAAGAAGGCGCTGTTGGCGAGGAACACCGTCCAGAAGACGTCGTTGATGGCCAGGCCCGAGCCGCGGCCGAGCTTCCTCGGCACCGTGGTGATGGCGCCGAGGTCGTCGTTGATCATGTCCCGCCGGTCGATGGAGAGGAGCAGGCCGAACGTGTCGGCCTTGTTCGTGTACTGCTCCTCGCCGAGGGTCCCGTGCTTGAGTTCCCCGCCGGGGGCGACCGGCTCGTACTGGTCCTTGCCGATGAGGCGGTAGGACGTCACCGTCTTGAAGTCCGAGACGTTCCGGACGGCGCAGATCGAGCGCCACGCGCGCTCGACGCTGAAGAAGCCCTCCAGGAGGAACTTGTTGGCGACGTTCGACAGAATGCCGCCGATGTCCACGGTGCTGAAGCCGGCCTGGAGGTCCTTCCCGAAGGCGAACCGGAGGACCTCGCGCGAGTCGCGGAAGTTGCGGCCGGTGTAGCCGTTGGCCCACGCGGCCTCGAGCAGCAACTCCTGAAGGCCGATGCCGCCGCGGAAGCGCTTGCTGGCCGCGTTGAGCGTCTTCTCCTCGTACGCCTTCTCCACGCCGGCCAGACCCGCCGACAGGAGGCACGCCGCCTCGAGGATGGTGCCGGTGACCGTCTGGTCGACGACGTGGGCGGCCGGGGCCTTGGGCCGGTCGGCCCGAAGGACCTCCAGTTCCGTCCGCGTCACGTCCCACGCCTCACGGATGGCCCGCGCGGCAATGTCGGCGTGGGCACTGCCGCAGACCTTGCGGACGGCCCCGATCCGCTCCTCCTCGGCCGCGGCCTTGGCCCGCATGCCCGCCACGAGGCCGTCGAGCTGGCCGGCCACGGCTCGACCGGGCTCGCCGCCGGCAGGGTCGGCGGCGACCACCGCGGCGCCCCCCTCGGGCACCGTCGCGCCCGGAGCCTGGGCCTTCACCTCGGGGGCCGCCGGCGGCGCCTGCGTGCCCGTAGTCGTCTCCACCGTCTCGGTCTTCTCTTTGCCGTCCATTGCCGTGTTCTCCTTGGCGGATCCCGCCGCGATGCTGGCGCTGGTGTGGTCGTCCGCGCCGCTTCCCACGAAGCTCACCTCCGAGAGGACCGCCCGCCGCGCGACGTTCACGGGCCCGGCGACCTCCCGGCCGTTGACGTTCACCGTCTTCCCCTCGCCGACGAACTCGGCGTCGACCACCGTGGCGCCGATCGAGGCCTGCCACGGGTAGCCGTTGTCGGCGTCCGCCACGACTTCCTTGGCGGCAACGCTCGTCGAGGAGATGACGCCCGACACCCGCAGGGCCCCATGCTCGACCTGAAGGCCCTCGATGTGGCCGACCCGCGCCGCCCGATCGTGATCCAGGTACACCTTGGCACCGCCGCGGACCGTCAGGCCGTTGAGGTCCACGACCACCGGGAACCGCCAGCCGGCGACCGCCATCGGCGCGCCGGAGTAGGCGTCCATGTGGAACCTGCGGGGCCGCTGGCCCTGGCCGTCGGGGCCGGCCGCCGCCTCCAGGTTCAGCGGCGCCGTGAGGCGGATTTCACGCGGCGCGTGCGCGTCGGTCTTTGCGTTCGGCGTCATCGTCGTCCTCGTCCTTGCGCTCGGCCTTCGGCAGCGCCTCGGCCACCGTGAGGCCCAGTTCCTTCATGAGGGCCGCTTCCTTCGCCCGCTGCCGGAGTTCCGTCTCCCAGTCCTTCCCCTCCCGGGCGTACTCGTGCGCCAGCGTCGTCGTGTGGTTCCGCAGGCGCGTTTCCTGCGCGTTCGCCTCTTTCGCCGGGTCGACGTGCTCCACGCCGTCCCAGAACCACTGGTGGGGATGGTCCGCGAGGGCACGCACCGCCACCGGCAGGAGGCCCGGCACCCGGACCGCCTCCCGCATCCAGGCCTCCAGCAGCCGGTCCAGGACGACCTCCTCCAGGTGCGACTGCTCGACGCGGATGCTCTTGAAGTAGGTCTGGTGGTCCAGGCGGCCCGAGGCATAGTTGTAGGCTGAGGAATCGCACAGGGCGATGTTCCGCGGCACATTGAGGCACCGTGCGGCCTCGTTGAGTTTTTCGCGGACGAACTCCACGTAGGTCGTCGCCGGCTGCTCGGGCCGGACCTGGCTCATCTTCCAGCCGCCCGGGAGCGTCAGGAGCATGTTCCGCTCGAGTTCGATGGTGTCCATCGGCTCGACGGCCTCGGCCTCGCCGTTCGGCGGGGCGTCGGTCTCCACGGTGCCCGAGATGTTGGCCGCCGTCTCCGCGGCATCCAGCACGGCCGACGTGAAGCGCCGAAGCTGCGCGAAGATCGGCAGGGCGGGCGTCAGGTCCGGAATCCCCCGGTGCTGGCCCGGCCGGTCGGCGCGGAACCAGTGCAGGACCGATTCGGCCGGGACCCGGTCGTAGTCGAGGCCCGTGGACACCTTGGCGCCCGGGTGGGTCTTCAGGACGTAGTAGGCCACCGGGTTCCCGAACGGGTCGAACGTGATGCCGTCGACGGCCGCGGGATCGGCGAAGGTCGTCTTCGAGAAGTCCGGGGCGGCGACCTGGTCGGCCTCGATGAGCCGGATGTCCAGCGTCACGGGCGCGCCGAGGTTCTCGTTCGAGATGAGGAGGGCGAAGGTCTCCCCGTCCTGGGCCCGGGCCATCCGCATGGTGCGAAGTTTGGCGGCGAGGCCGATGCGCCCGGCCCACCCCATGAACTCGCGCTCGACCTGGCGGTTGACCTCGGGGCTGTCGCTGAGCATCTGGAGGCGGGGCCCCGTGCCGATGACGTCGTTGGCGAGCGTCAGCACGATGCCGCGGGCGTAGGCGTTGTTGGCAACCTCGTACCGGGCCCGGTTCCGGAGGATGCGGCGGACCTCGGCGCTCGCGGCCGCGTCGGCCGAGAGGCCGTCGGCGGCGGCCCAGTGGCGGCGGTTCGCGTCGGTCGTCTGGGCCGCGTCGTACCGCGCGCGGACGAAGCGCACCGCCAGCCGCTGCCCGCCCTTCGGGGCGGAGCCGGCGAACGCCCGGATGCGCTTGAGCCAACCCAGCATCACGCTGCTCCCGGTGGAACCACCTTGGTCATCTTGAGGCCCAGGCCCTTCGCCCGGCTGGCCCGCTTCGACTCGAGATACCGGTCGGCCGCGATCTGGTCCTGGAGCGGGTGCTGCTTCATGCCGCCCGAATCGCCGTGGGCCTCCGCCGGCCCCTCGGCGTTCGTCCGGATCGCGTCATCGAGTTCGTCGGCCATTGCCGGCCCCTTGGCGCGCGGGAGGGACGAGACTCCGCCTCCTCCCACCTTTGTCTTTTTGCGGAAGGCCCGCGATCTTTGCGTGGAAAGCTGCGGCCCCCGCCGCTACCCACTACATCTGCGGAAGGGACGGGTTTGCCGCGCGGGAGGCGTTCCAGATGTGTAACAATTTTCGGGGCGGGCAGGCTGGGGCCGAAGACACGCCCAGGCGGGACGCGCCCGGGCGTGGTGCGGAGGCGGGTTGCTCCTACCGGCCCCTGGCGGCGTCGGTCAGTTCGAAGTAGCCCCGCAGGCTGACGGCCTTGCCGTCCTTCGTCTCCTTGACCTCAGCGCGGCGGAACCGGGCGTCCTTGCCCTTCGCGGCGCACTCGCGGATGATCGCGGCATAAAGCGTGGCCGCGGGCGTCGCGCCCTTCGTCTGCCAGTACCCCTTCGCCAAGGCCGCCTTCACGATGTCCTGGCACCCCATGGGCTTGCCGGCCTCCCGCAGGACGCGGACGGCGGCGTCGAGGCAGCCGGGCTTCCTCTCGGCCTTCGCCTTGGCCTTCTTCTGGCGGCCCTTGGCGTCGGCGTCCTTGATGGCCTTGTCGAGTTCCGGGTCGGGCTTGGATGCCTTGGCGGCCACCTCCTTCCGCCACGCAGCGACCTTGGCGGCCTTCTCCGCCTTGGCGGCGTCCTTCTGCCCCCGGTAGTGGGCTTCCAGGGGGTTGGCGGGTTCGCCCCCGGCGGCCGCGGGCAGGGCCTTGGTATCCTTGGCTGACCCGGCGGCCGGTTTGGCCCCTGCGCCAACGTGGGCCGCCACGGCGGCCTTGGCGGCCTGGACCTCGGCCTTGGTCAGTCCGGCCGGCGCCCGCAGCCGCTGGGCGGACTTGATGCGGACGGCCTTCTTCGTGGCCAGGTTCGTCGCGTCCCACCCGCCGTGCGGGTTCTCGCGGTCGATACGGACCTGGGCCAACTTGCCCGACACCTTGGCAACGTACTGGCTGCCGACCTTCACCTCGTTCTTCTTCATGACCGTGCTCCCTTCGCTCTGTGCTTCACCGTGTTCCGGGGCCGCTTGCCGGATGGCCTCGTGCGTTGCCGCGATCCGCGCGGCGCGACGTGCGGCCCGCTCCTGTCTCTGTTTCAGGGTCAACATGGCAACCTCCTACCTCGTGGGCGGCGCGTACAGCTTGCCGCAGGTGGCGCACCGCACCGTCTCGCCGTCGTCCTGCCAGACCAGCTTGTCCAGGCACCGCTCGCCGCACCGCGGGCACCCGGCGACCTTGGGCACGTCGGTGTCGAGGTGGTCCTCGATGCTCTCGACCTCGACGCCGCGCAGGCCGGCGAGGATCTCCAGGAGGCCGCTGCGGACCCGGTACAGGTCGCCCGCCGCGCCCCAGTTCCTGGGATCGGCCTTGGCCTGCTTCTCGTGCTTGCGGAGCTCCTGGCCGAGCCAGGCCAGCAGGCGCTCGACGTCGCGCCGGCGCTCGGCGTAGACCTCGGCGGCGGTCTGCCCGTCTTTCGTCGGCGCGGCCATGCCCGTCTTGAGGAAGGCCAGCCACGCCTCGCGCGTCATCGGCTCGTGGGCCTCGACGCTGCCGGGCCGTTCGACCTGCCACAGGCGGCCGTCCTCGGGGTCGACCGTCACCGTCGCCCGGCCCCTGGCCAGGCGGTTCGCCTCGCGAATCGTTAGAACCTTTGCCATCGTCATCTCCTTTCCTGGTTCGCATGCCCATGCGTCTATGCTGATCAGGGCATGGGAATCGCCCCCAGGCAAGGCGGATTCCGGAATATTCCGGCCGCCGCCCGCCTACCCCTTTCTGCCGCCCAGGGGCGCGACCTCGAAGTCCCAGAACCAGTACTCGGCCTCCTTGTTCCTGGCGACGGACGGCGCGTCGCCGCGCGTCGGCCGGACGCGGTACAGCCACCCGGCGTCGTACTCGGCCTTGGTGACGATGCCGTCGCACTCCTCAGCGAAGTGGTCGCTCTTGACGTGGACCCGCGTCCCGTTGGCCAGGCGGGCGGGGCGTTTGGCTTTCGTGACCATCGCATGTCTCCCTGCGGCGGAATTGCCGGGCTGGGGGTCGCCTAGGCGACCCGTCGCCGGGCACCTCCTACCTGCTCGTGCGTTCGACCAGGACCCCGCCGTCGATCAGGTTCCAGCCCCACGCGTCGCCCCAGGCGGCAGGCGGACGGATGGTTGCCAGGACCTCGTCGGTGCCCGTCTGGCGGAGTTCCACCTTGCGGCCGGCCTGGGTCGCGTACCACGCGGGGACCTCGGTGCGGCAGACCAGGCGCCGGGGCCGGGGCCTGACCACCCGCGTCCAGGGGATGTCGTCCCGCTGAGCGGTGTCGAAGTTGTTGTTGAAGAACTGCGGGTCCGGGCCGTTGCCCGACCAGTGGCAGGTGCAGGCGTAGCGCGGGAAGTCCGGCTCGAAGGTGATCCGGTCGATGACCCACTCGTACCCGCCCCGGATGACCACGTCGCCCACCCGCAGGCGCTTACCCATCACGTTCTCGGTTCTGCGTGCCGCCGTGCCCATAGCAGGCTCCTTTCGTTGGGTTGCCGTCCTATGCGTCGACCAGGCCCTTGGCCACCGCCGCCGCCCTGGCCTTCGTGGCCGCCTCGAGCGTCTTGATGCCGCTCCAAGCCGGGATGACCTTCGGGTGGGGGTCGCCCTTGACGCGGATGCAGAGGTAGGCGCCGTGCTCGTCGCTCCACACGTCGACCACCATGCCCTGGCGAATGTGCCCGTCGCGGCCGAACCAGAACGCCGCATCGCCAATGCCCCAAACCGTCCCATCCGCCAGCCGAATCACCTTGCCGCTTCGCGTCTCCATCGTTGGCTCCTTGTGCTGGTCGCCTCAGTCGGCGAAGTTCTGGATGACCCGCAGGTAGTCGGCCACGTCGCCGGCGGTGCCCTGGTAGCCATCGAGCCGCTTCTGGAGAAGCGCGGCCGCGTAGCGCTGGCTGTCCTCGTTGGTGGCGTCGGCGTTGAAGGTCTCGCCGCCGCCCAGCGGCCCCGGCCGGTCGGGCGTGAGGACCACGATCTCGATGACCCTCGCGCCCTCGCGGCGGCTGACCGTGGCGTACCGGCCACGCCGCCCCTCGATGTCGATTCGCGTCGTTCTCATGGTTCTCGCTCCTTTCGGTTACCTGGCATGGATGGCCAGGATGGTGCTCGGCGTGTACCCGCACCGGCGGGCCTCGCCGCGAATCGCCCCGCGGACCTTCGCGCCGGATGCCCAGTAGATGCGGGCCAGCCGCCGCCATCCCAGCCGCTCGATGCGGCGGCCCAGCCGCGTCTTCGCCATCAGCCACTCGTAGGTCTCGGGCCTGGTCTTCATCTGGCTCTCCTTTGCGTTTCGTGTTCGCCCTTCCACGTGGATCAGGGCATGCTTTTCGCCCTGAAGCAAGGCGAATAATGGAGGAAGATGCATAATTTCCTGGGGGCCTAGCAGAAGCCTTACGGCGGCCTTCAACCCGCCCGCTCGCGCGTGACCATCCGCGCGCCGCAGTGGCGACACTCCTTCAGGCGCACGATGCAGCCAGGCTTGGGGCGCGTGTAGAGGGTGTAGAAGTGCCGGCCTCCGCACTTGCGACACACCAGGCCCCGGTCGTCCCGATGCTGAAGGTCCGACAGCCGCAGCGGGGCGCCGCCGTCAGGAACGTTACTCATGCCGCCGCCCCCTCTGGAGGTCCGAGAGCCTCAGCCGCTGGCCGCCGCGGTCCTTGACCACCTTCCTGTCCATCCCCTCCAGCGCCACGCCGCACATCGACGCCGCCACCGCGCAGCCCACCAGGCAGTCCAGCCAGTGGTTGTCCGGCCGCGTGGGGCGGAGTTTCCACTCCTGGACGTCCCGCCCGTGGCCGTGCGTCAGCGTCCAAGTCTCCGAGCCGGCGATGTGCTCAGAGAACAGGCGATGCTCGTCAGCGCTCCTGCCGAAGAGCGTCAGCGCGCTCGGATCGCCCGGCGCGATCGACAGTCGCGCGTGGACGAACGTCTTCCACCAGTTCACGTCCACCGCCACGTGCGGGAACTCCTGCGTGCCCCGGACGTTCGGCATGTACCAGTGGTGCCCGTGGACCTCGCCGGGGCGGCGGCGATAGGTGGTCATGGGCTTGGACCCGGCGCGGATACCAACGCCCTTCGAGAGCACCATCGCCGCGCCGCCGACCTTGTGCTTGACGGCGGCGACCAGGCCGGGCTTGTAGCCCATGTCCACCAGGCACCTCTCGATCCTGAGGACGCCGCCGCCCGTCCGGGGCCACTCGCGGGCGAGGAACTCACCCACCAGACGCTCGAGGCCCGCCTGGATGGCGGCGTCGGTCCCCATGCCAGGGAACGTCCGGCCGAGGGTGCGGGTGGCGTTATCGAGCGTGAACCAGGGGCGTTTCTGGTCGGGCAGTGTGCCGTAATCGACGACGAAGCCGGTGAAGTTTTCCTGCCAGGCCGCCACGCAGTAGAAGAGGACCTTGTCGTGCACGTCGACGAACATCGTGACCGTGGAACACGCCAGCGGCGCCTCCCCGCGCCGGCGGCCGCTGAAGCGCGCGGCCACGTCGTCGGGCGTAAGGACGTTCTCGGCCATCTGCTCGGCGACCGGCTCGTTCTGGTACTCGGCCCGGAAGGCCTCCTCGTCGCGGAGTTTGAGGTTCATCGCGTGTTGGAGGGCCGACAGTTCGTCCTTGTTGAACCGGTCGGGCCAGGCGACCCGGGCGCCGGCGTCCATCTCCTCACGGTGCTGGCGGTAGAACGCTGTGGCGTCCTTGATGCCCCGGCCCGCCCGCAGGCCCGACGCCCGGACCTGGGCGTACTCGTCCCAGAGTTTCGTATCCGTGGGGAAGGCGTACACCATCTTCGTGCATTCGCCCTGCCACTCGGGGTTCTTCTCCAGGTCGAGGACCTGGTCCGCGAGGTCGCCGTCGTACATCTTCGTGCACGTGAGGAACGCGGCGATCTTCTCGCCCGGCCCCGCCATGCCGAGGACGTCGCCATTGAGGAGTTCCATGCGGTACTTCGTCTGCGTCGGCGACCGGGCGGATTCCCGGGTCTGCGGGTCGTCGAGGATGACCAGCGACGGCCGCACGACCTGTCCGCCCATTTTCGTGTGCTGCTGGCCGCGCATGTTCGAGTCGAGGCTGGTGACGGTGATGATTGAACCGCTGGCGGGCGACTGCTCCAGACCAGCGCTCCGGAGCGACGGCGAGAGTGTGTCGCCCACGACCGTGGGGAAGACGAGTTTGTCGGCCGCCCAGGTGACGTAGGTCGGCTCGCCGCCGATGTGCTGGCCGATCTGCCGGCGGGCATTGTTGTGCAGCATCCATAGGGGATAGATGGCCTCGGGGAAGTCGGCACGGAGCAGGGCGTTGCCGAGGATTTCCTTCTTGAGGGGCGCCAAGAGGTCCAGCGCACGGTCCTGCGACCCGCCGATGAGGCAGACGTAGGCCCGCGCCCCCGTCAGGATGGCCCACAGGCCCGCCAGGCGCGCCAGCGTCGTCTTCCCGCTCCCGCGCGGCATGGCGAAGGCGAAGAGGCCGCCCTGGAGCACCGCCCGCTCGATCTTGGCGATGACCCGCAGGTGGTCGTCGGACCACGCGCGGTAGAACGCCTTGGGGAAGTACGTCTCCGAGAAGAACCGGAACCCGGCGCACGCCTGCTGCCGCCGTTCCATGTCCGCGACGTCCGGCAGCGGGCCGATGTCCTGGGCGGCGGCCGTCTCGCGGCGGTTCCGCTCGGCCTGCCTGGCCTTCTTTTCGTCGTAGGTGAGGGGCGCCGGCCGGGGCAGCCGCCGCCGGTGCGCGAGCCACGCCACGTACCGCACCAGGTCCACGTGCCGGCCGTCGCCGACGCGGTACCCCGCCTCGTTCATCTGGCGCGAGAGGCGCGCGGCGCTCGTGACCGCGCCCAGCGGCGTCGAGTTGAGGAGCCGCACCAGTTCCGACGGCTTCAGGTTGCGGGTGTCAATCGCCATGCGCGTCCTTCGCGTTCAGCCAGGCGGCGTAGTGCAGGAGGTTGAGGGTGCCGTCGGCGTTGGTCGGGGCGCCGGCGGCGACGTCCTCCTCGAGCATCTCGATCGTCACCCGCTGGCCGCCGGCGGCCGAGAGGATCCGCGCGGCGTCGGCCAGGGAGAGGGCCGAGGGGTTGAGCGTCGCCTTTGCATCCTGGGCCAGGTTCTCCATCGTGGACCTCAATTGGCCTGGACGTCGAAAAGTGGAGCGGCGTCTCGGAACTGCCCCGAGCCCTCGAACCTGGGTGGTTCGCGTGTCTCTCTTGACACTTCCGCCGCTCGCGTTTCGCCGTCGCCCTCGAACGTCCAGACGCAGTCATCTTTCTTCGGGTAATCCTGGCCCCACCGGAACGGCGACTCCCGGAGGAGCCGCTTCCTCATGCCGTGCCCGCACAGGAAATGGCAGTACCGGAACTGGCGGCCCCGGACCCGCCTGAGGCCCACGCTGCGTGTGAAGGCCCGGTCGCGTCGGCCGCAGCGGGTTATGACCTGCCGCGGATGGACCACCTCGTTGGCGACCGTGACGTAGAATTCCGTGCGGATGAAGCCGCCGTAAAGCCAGTTGTCGGCCTGGTACACGTAGCCGGGCTTCCCGCGCATGCCGTCGGCCCACGAGAAGAGGACCACGCGGCCGGGCTCGCGCTGGCGGATGTACTCCCGGCAGAGCCTGAGGAATTGGCTCTCGCCGTTCCGGGGTTCCGAGTCGAGCATGCACAGCCGGTTCAACTCGTAGTAGTCTGCCGTGCCCAGCGACGGGAACAGCCGCTGGATGGTATGCCGCGGCCTCACGCCGAAGCCCCACGACGCCACGCCCACCAGGTCGCGGCCCGCGAAGCACCCCAGCGACAGCAGGCAGTGCGGCGGCACGCGCACGGCGTAGTGGTGCGCCGCCACGAACGCGGCCATCAGGCTTCGCGGGATGGGGTCCACGTGGTACGTCATAGCGCGGTCGAGTCCTTCCTTCCGGTGCCTCGCTTCAGGTCCGCGACCATCTGCCACCACTCGTCTGCCGTCTGCTTCTCCCAGCACTCCTGGCAGCCGCCGCCCTGGATGCTCCCGTCGGGCATCGCCAGCGGCCAGTCGGCGTCGCTCGGTCGTTTGCACAGCGGGCACCTCATGCCGTCGACTCCGTCAACGCCTGCTGCTCTGCCGGATGCCGCTCGGCCTTCTTGCCCGTGAACTGCTCCCAGCGCTGGACGATGACGTCCGAGTACAGGGCGTCGAGTTCCATCAGGTAGGCTCGGCGACCGGTCTTCTCGGCCGCGATGAGTGTGCTCCCCGACCCGCCGAAGAGGTCCAGCACGTTCTCGCCCGGCCGCGAGGAGTACTCGATGGCCCGCACGGCCAGTTCCACGGGCTTCTCGGTCAAGTGAATCATGCTGGCGGGGTTCACCTTCTTGACGTGCCAGAGGTCCGTCGCGTTGTTCGGGCCGAAGTACTGGTGTCCGGCCCCCTCCCGCCAGCCATAGAACGCGATCTCAAACGCACCCATGAAGTCCTTCCGCGTCAGGACCGGGTGCTCCTTGTCCCAGACGATGCCCTGGCTGAAGTAGAGTTCGCAGGCCTTCAGGACCGGCGGGTAGTTCCCGAGGTTGGCGTACCCGCCCCAGATGTAGAAGCAGCGGCCGGGCACCAGCACCCGGGCCATGTTCCCGAACCAGGCGTGGAGCATCCGGCCGAACTCCTCGTCCGAGACGAAGTCGTTGGCGAGGGGCCGGTCCTTCGGCCGCAACTTCTCAGTCGTGGCGTGCTTGACACCCTGGCGGGCCACATCGAACGACTGGTGGTGCATCAGGCCCCTGTGGGCGTCCGACGCGGGGAACGACGACAGGCCGGCCGCGATGGCGTTGTTCGACCTGGGCTCGACCTTGACGTTGTATGGCGGGTCGGTGTTGACGAGGTGAATCGGGGCGCCCGCCAGGAGTCGGTCGACGTCCTCGGCCTTGCTGCTGTCGCCACAGAGGAGCCGGTGGTTGCCGAGTATCCACAGGTCGCCGGGCTTCGTGGTGGCCTCGTCCGGCGGCGCCGGCACGGCATCCGGATCGGTCAACCCCTCGTTGCCGGGCGGGGCGAGCAGTGCCCCGAGGTCCTCTGCCGAGAACCCCAGAAGGCTGATGTCGAAGTCCATGCCCTGGAGGTCCTTGAGTTCCAGGGGCAGGAGGTCGTAGTTCCACTCGGCCAGCGTCGCCGTCTGGTTGTCGGCCAGGCGGTAGGCCTTCACCTGCGCGGGCGTCAGGTCGGTGGCCACGTGGACCGGCACCTGCTTCAGGCCCAGTTTCTGGGCGGCCTTCCAGCGGGTGTGCCCCACGATGATGACGCCCTCGGGGTCCACCACGATGGGCTGGCGGAACCCGAACTCCCGTAGCGACTTGGCCACGGCCTCCACGGCGGCATCGTTCTGGCGAGGATTCCCCGGGTACGGCTTGACGGTCTCGATGGGCCTCAGCTCGACCTGCATGTCCGCCTCCCATGAAACAGGGCGTGTCAAGGGGTCGCCCGTTTCCCTTTCTGCCGCCTGGCGAGCAGAGCCCCTTGACCGGCTCAGGCGAGCCAGGCGGCACGATTTTCCGGCCGCTCCCCCGGAGCGGCGAGGTCCGTAGACCAAACTCCCATACGGGACCCCGCACCTGCGGGATCCCAAGACCTTGTCGGGCCTCCGGCTCCCCACTCTCCTTGACGGGTCGCCTATCCCGCGAGCCGCGGGATCGCCCAGCAGGACATCAGGGCGGCCGGATGTCCGAGTTTTCTCCATCTTGGCAGGGCAAGCCTGCTGCGGCTTGACCGCACGCTACCGGACCTCATAGGGGCGTTCCTCCACCAGGATCCGGTACACGATCTCTGCCAGTTTCCGCGCCACCGCCACCTTCGCCACGTTCGGCCCCGCCTTCGGGCCCTTCTTGCGTACCACGCGGTCGTAGAGGTTCTTCAGGGCCAGATTCGACCGCGTCGCCGGGATGGCCGCCTCTACCAGCGCCCACCGCAGCCACTTGCTCCCTCGCTTGTGCATCCGCCGCGGCTTGTCCACCTCGTCGGAGCGGTCCCGCCCCGGCACCAGCCCCGTGTACGACACGAAGTCCTTCGAGGTCGGGAACCGCCGGATGTCGTCCACCTCGGCCAGGATGAGCGCCGCGAAGAAGTCTCCGATCCCCGGCATCGTCGCCAGGTACCCGCACCGCACGTCCGCCTTCACCATCTGCCGCACCTGGGCATCGCTTTGCCGTACCTGATCATGGAGGAACGTGTACACCTCCAGCAGTTGGTCCAGCCGCCCGCGGTCCGTCTCCGGCAGCACGACCTCACGCAGCCACTGCATCCCCAGCGACCCGAACAGGTCCGTCGCCTCCGGCCGCGCCGGAAGCGCGTTCGGGTGCTGGTCCACCAGGGCGTGCACCCGGTTTTTCACCGACGTCTGCATCTTCACCAACGCCGCCCGCTGCCGAAGCCCTTGCCGGCGGTCCCACGCCTCGTCGCCGCACACGTACGCCTCCGGCACCATCCCCAGCATCCCGAAGTCCGCCAACTTCTCCGCGTCGATCGCGTCGTCCTTGTACGCCGTCTCCGAGATGATCTTCAGCCGGCCCGGATTCGCCATCACCACCTGGTCCGCCAGGCCCGCGAGCCACCGGTACAGCGGCCGGTACCGCGGCCCGGCCTCGAACACCGCCAGCCGCACGGCCCCGTTGCGATCCCCCAGGAACCGCTCCAAGGCCTCTCGCTGCGTCGGGATGTTCCCCCGCCGAAGCACGTGGCCCTGGCGGTCCTTGACCATCACCTGGCATCGCTTCTTGTGGTGGTCGATCCCGATGAACTCGTCCACCCCGTCCACCAACGCCCGCACCGGCTGAGCCATGACCCACCTCCTCCCTCGCTCGCGACCCCTCGACGGCCCGATTCTACCCCGGCCGTCCCGCGAGGAAGCATCCTCACGGCCTCAGCCCTGTTTCATATGCTCTCCTTGCGTGTATCCCGCTGGCAACAAACACAAACCTTGCCCGCGACTGCTCCGCGTAGCCTCGCGAAGGTCCGACGGCGTGGAAGTACCTACCCATCTTGCCTGTCTTGCCCCGCTTGGCCTTGGCGACTTGAATCCGTCACGGAAAACCGTCGCACCCTCCTCGCGCGCACGCACATACGCGCGGGGGCGGGTGGGTGTGACGGATTACATATAGAGGGAGAGAGAGTGTGTATTATCTTATTATTCCTGGACTTACGCCCCCGAAATCCGTCACAGACAAGGCGTGACGGATTCGTGACGGATTCGACGGCTGGACTCCCGCGGAGGCGGGGGTCGCACCGGCCCACGCCGAATCCGTCACAGGCGTGTGACGGATTGCGACGGATTCGTGACGCATTGCAGTCGGGTGGGGTCATGCCAGTTGGAACCCCTGGGCCGGCTTCGTTCGCGTGGGGATGTCGACGGGCTCAATGTCCCCCTGGAGCATCAGCGTGGCGACGAGCTGGTCGAAGTCGTTCACCTTGCAGTGCATGGCCCTCATGAGTTCCCGCCGGGACATCCTGCCGTCGGGCGCGGCGCGCAGTTTCCGGAGGAGCTTCAGGCACTCGCCGTGGAACGGGTTCTCGGCCACGTGCTGGAACGCCATGAAGAGCATCCGCCGGGTCTGGTGCTGGACGAACGCCGTCGCCCATTCGACGGCCTGGTGGCCGATGAGGGGGGTTGTGTGGTTCTCGCTGCAGGCGTAGATGAGCGCCAACTTCCTGGCGTTCTCGTTGGCGCGGCCCCAGACGGTCGTCGCCACCTCGTCGCGCGCATCCTCGGCCTTGCCGTACTCGTCGTCGGCATAGCGGCGGAAGTCGTCGGCGGCCCGCTTGCCCTCGTCGCTGTAGGGCACGATGACAGGCTTCGGAAAGAAGCCGCTGAGGTTGCCGCGGTGTTCGCCCGGCTGGAAGTTGGCCCACCAGACGGCCGTCTCGATGAGGCGCTTCGGCATGTTGTCGGCCGGGACGGCGTCCTGGCCTTCGGCCCGCTTGCCGGTGTCGACGATGATCATGCGGGCGAAGAAGCCGTTGGTGAGCATCCGCTGCGACAGGGCCTCGTAGTAGTGGAACGACGTCGCGGTGCCGAAGACCGTGAGGTGCGGCTGGTGGATGATGCTCGTTTCCTGCTTCCCCGCCTTGGACCGCATGGGGTACATCATGTTGGCCGACGAGTACATGGTCAGGAGCGTCGTCACGATGGACTCGTAGCGGGCGTCCTTGGCCTTGTTGACCGACTGGAGGAGCCCGTCGATCTCGTCCGTCTGGTACAGCGTGCTTGGCTGGGCCTCCAGGCGGTCCTCAATCCCTTCGCCGGAGATGAACCGGCCCCGAAGGGTCTCGGTCATGTTGGCGGCGATGGCCAGTTGCGAGTTGAGGTAGCGGGGGTAGTTCTTGCCTGCGGAAGAACTGCCCAAGGCGAGCAGGTAGAGGTTCGTCCGCAGGTCGCCCGGCTCGCGCACCTTTCGTCCGCACAGGTGGCCCTGCATCGCCATGGCGCCGCAGAACGCCATGCCGCGGCTGGGATACGGCGCGCCGGCCATGGCGAAGTCGATCATCTCCCCGACGAAGCCGGGGACGTAGAGGAGCGAGTCCGGCACGGGGCCGGGATCGGGCGGCCCGGCCCTGCGCGGGGCCGAACCTCCGGGCCCGGCCGACCCGGCGACGATGGCCGAGATGTCGACGCCGGGATCAACGGCATCGCTGCCGTAGCCCTCAAGCCGGAGCGCCCGGGCGGCATCGGGGTACTTTCCGGCATGCTCAAGCGCGGCATAGACGGCGAACGGCGAATAGGCCTTCTGCGGCTCGAACGGGGCAGCGTTCGACGAGAAGACGTAGAAGACGCGGTCTTTGAGCGTGGCCGACGTGCCCGTCGCTTTGCCGGGCCGGCGCCAGTATTCGTTCTCACCGGGTTTCGCCAGCGTCCACCCGTGCTTCTGCAGGACGGCCCGCACGTCGCCGCGCGCGGTGAAGTCCTCGCCCGGTAAGAGGCTACCCGTTGGCCCCGTGGCCGCCCCGGTGGCCCCGTGGGCCGAGATCTCGGCGTTCTTGGGCAACGGGTCGCCTTTGGGTGGCCCGTCAACCACCTCGGGCGGACACTCGTTCAGTTCCCACGCACAGGCCAGGAGGGCGTCCCTCTCGTCTTCGGACACGACGGGCGGGTCGCAGAGGTCGCCCTGGATGAGCCGGTAGCCGGCGGTCGGGGCGCAGAGGAAGAGGCCGCCCTCGCCGCGCGTCTCGATAAGCGTGACCGTCTGGCCGTCAGGCAGGCGCCGCTGGGCGAGTTTGAGGTTCCCGGAGATGCCCGACGGGCAGCGGTAGGCCACGTGCCGACCGCCGGACTGGGTCTCGGAGACAACCAGACGCTCAAGGAGTCCCGGCGCCGCCGCCCGGACCTTGTCGCGCCACGGATCGAACCGTTCCCCGCCGAGGTCGAAGTCGATGAGCTCGAGGTGGCCGGAGACCTCGCCGGCAAGAACGCACAGCGCGGACGGCGCGTTCGAGAACCAGGCCTGAACCTCGTTCTCGGTCGGCAGCCGCTTCTGATACGGCTTCCACGAGATGGTCGGCCGCTTCTGGTCCCGCCGGGCCGGCAGAACGCACAGCCCGGCGCGCAGATAACCAAGGGCGACGTCGTACAGTTCCGCGCTCATTGGCGAGAGGCCCTCAGATTCTCTGTGACGGCAACCACACGCAGGTGCGCCACCGAGGCATGGAAGCAACGGAACTGGTCTGCAAGTTCCCTGTCCGCCAAGCGGGGTTCGACCTGGCCGTCCGCCGCGCCCAGGATCGCAACCGCGCTCGGCTGCATGTCGTGACGTTCAACGAAGGCATCGACGATCCTGCGGAACGCCCACGGCGGCGCGTGGTCCACATGAACTTCGGTCCACCCGAGACGCTTGCCCGAGAGTGGGCACAGCACGCGGTTGGCCTCGTCGGCATGACACCGGAAGTACTCACGCTTGAAAGCAAGGACGTCCTCTACGACTGCCCTACGACAGGCGGCCTGCAATCTGCCTCTTGCCGAGGGGGTGCAGATGCACTTCATGTAGCTGAAATCGGTGGTCGTGCCGTCGGTGCGCACGATGGTGAGCATGGGGCTACCGCCCCAGACGCTGTTCGCATCGACGCGGATGGCTCGGACGCCGAGCCCGATCTTCTCGGCCGCGCGCGGGTGGCGAGCCAGAAGCGCCCTCATAAAGGCCATGTCTACCTCCGCCAGGGCAGTTCCTGAGGGTGTCCGTCGCAGGATTCCCCGCACATGTTCGATGAGTGCTTTCTGCGTCGGGAATACGTGCGACCCGACGGTGTATGGCTCGTTGGTCCGACACATAGAGTTTCCTTTCCGTCTGAGAGGCCCATAATACGGGCCACCCGGTGCAGGACGAGGTAACCGATGAGGTCCAGTTCCGTGTCGTCGCCGGCGAACTCGCTGCCCCGCGCGATGCGCGACAGCTTGTCGTCGATGCGAACGTTGATCTGCTCGACGGGGTCAGCGCGGGAGAAGATGCGAAGCGGGTCGAGCGCGGAGTTCCCGTAGGCCTTGTTCTTCTCGAGGAGCGTCTGCTTTATCTCGTCGCAGACCTGCGCGATCGCCGCCTGCACGTCGGTCGGGTTCATGGGATTCCCTTTCAGAACGGGACGGCCGCCTCGTCGAGGTCCAAGTCGTCGACGGCTTCAACGGAAGGCTCGGGTGCGAACGCGGCGTCCGGCGGCGGTTCACCGGCGAAGCGGTAGCCGACGATCTGGTCGTACTTCTCGCCGGCCACGCTCCGGATGGTGATGGCGACAGGTTCGGCAAGCTCCCCATCGGTGGCAACCGCGACAGCGTCGGCGGCCGTGTCAGGGACCGGCCGGTCGGTGCGCCGGCGCCACCAGGCTTCCGCCCTCGCGCGGGCCCAGCCGGCGTGCTCGAAGCAGACCCATTCGCTGCGCCAGGTGTTCCAGCCGAGGCGATACTGCACGCGCATGGTCTTGGGGGCGTCCGGCGGGGCGTCGTGCTTCGCGTGGACGCCGTAGGAGACCTCGCGGACGTCATACTCGGTGACCGTGGCCTGCCCCGAGAGGATGGCCGCGTCGCTGGCCCGGCGGTCGTGCTTCTCGCGCTCGGGCGGCGGGAACTCGTATCCGCACTCCGGGCAGGTCGCGTAGGCGGCGTGGATGACCGCCTGGCACTGGGGGCACTCCTTGGCCGGCGCCTCGCCGGAGCCGCCGGCGTGCTCTTTGACCTGGAGCGCATCGACCGGCCCGTGCCGCAGGATGTTCCCGCCGAAGTCGAGGATGAGGCAGTCTGCTTTGCCTGCGTCGATGCGGAAGCCCCGACCACAGCACTGATAGAAAAGTCCCGGCGAGTTGGTCGGCCGCAGGAGCGCCACGCAGTCGATGTTGGGGGCGTCGAAGCCGGTGGTGAGAACGTTGACGTTCACGAGGTACTTGAGGGCCCCCTCGCGGAACCGCGCGAGCGCCGCGGCCCGCTCCGCGGACGGCGTGTCGCCGCAGACGAACCCGCACTCGGCCCCCATCTCGCCTAGGACGCGCTGGACGTGCTGGGCGTGCTGGATGCCGGCCGCGAAGATGAGGACCGAGTGGCGGTCCTGCGTGTGGGCCACGATCTCGGCGCAGGCGTCGCGCACCAAGGCCTCGTCGTCCATCAGGGCCTCGACCTCCCCGGCGACGAACTCGCCGCCCCTGATGTGCAGGCCCCCCGTGTCGACCTTCTGCTTGCCGGCCTTCGTCCTCAGGGGGCAGAGGTAGCCCTGGACGATGAGTTCCCGAACGCCCACCTCGTAGCAGACCTCGTTCAGAAGGTTCTCCGGGCCGCAGATCATCCCGGTGGTCATGCGGTACGGCGTAGCCGTCAGGCCCACGAGGCGCACCTGGGGGTTCACGACCTTCGCCTCGGCGAGGAACGTCCGGTACATGCCCTCGCCGTCGGGCGGCAGCATGTGCGCTTCATCCAGAAGGATCAGGTCGAACCGGTCGAGTTCGGCCGCGCGGCGGTAGACGCTCTGGATGCCGGCGACGATGATGGGATGCTCGGTGTCGCGGCTCCCGAGGCCCGCCGAGTAGACGCCGACCCGCATCCAGAGGTCCGGCGCCATGGCGTGGAGTTTCTCGACGGCCTGCTCCAGCAGTTCCTTCACGTGTGCCAGGACGAGCACCCGCCCACCCCAGCGTTCGACGGTGTCGCGGCACATCGCGGCCATCACGGGGGTCTTCCCGCTGGCCGTGGGCAGCACGACGCACGGATTGTCGTCCCGGCGGCGCAGGTGGTCGTAGACCGCCGCGACGGCCTCCTCCTGGTAGGGGCGCAGGCGGATCATGCCCGCACCTCCGCCCCGTCGGGCAGGATGCACCGGCCGTCCAGGACCGGGATGGTGTAGAGCGTGTCGCTGCGGCGGCCCAGATACCCGAGGATGAAGGCGTTGACCCACTCGACGGGCCGCCCGGTGCCGTAGAGGGGGATGGTCTTGCAGAGGCAGCCGGCGCTTCGGGCCTGGACGACCTTGCCGGGCGACCAGACGTCCTGGACGATGCTCGCGTCGGCCCGGTGGGTGTGACCGTGGATGACGCTCTTCCCTTGGCTGATGGCCAGGTGCTCTTTGGTGGCGTTGCGCGCGTAGGACCAGCCGTGCACCGCGATGACCCGGCCGTTCAGCCGGTAGTGCGGATACCGCCCGCCGGCCGAGCCGTAACGCACGTAGGTGCAGCGCGACCGCCTCTGGGTGAGCCGTATGCGCGGCGCGAGCAGCGAGTAGGCGCCCCGCCCCTCGGCCGTCGCAGCGGCCCACCGGTCGAGGCGGTACTCGTGGTTCCCCTCGATGACGACGAGGCGCCCGCAGACGGCCGCCAGGCGGTCCAGGAGGGCGTTGGCCGCGGCCAGGTCGTCCGCGTACTCCGTCTCCGGCATCCCGAACGTCGGCGGGTGCAGGGAGAACTGGCCGCAGTCCAGGAGGTCGCCCAGGCACACGATGAGGTCCGGCCGCAGGCGTTCGGCCGCGCGGCAGAATACCTCCACGGCCCCGTCGTGCTGGTGGGGGACGTGGACGTCGCCGAAGGCCAGGATGGTCTTCGAGTGGGCCTTGGCCATCATTCGTCCCCGGCGACCATCGACGCCGTCCGGGCGTAGCCGGCGATGTCCACCAGGTTGTCGCGCTTGTGCCGGTGGACCTGGCGGGCGAGTTTGACGGCGATCAGGCACAGCGGGACGTCCATCGCCGTGATGGCCTCGCCCTCGCACAGACGGTCCGCCAGGATGCCCGTCCACATGGCGGCCGTCCGGGCGAAGTCGTCGGCCGGGTGTCCGTAGTCGGCCCGCCGCGAACCCGCCGTGATGCGCTTGGCCGTGTCGAGGACGGAGGCCGTACCGTTCTCGGCGCTGTAGGTCGTCCTGGGCGGCTCCTCCATCTGCATGCCGGAGCGTGCGTCGAAGAACCGGAGCCCAAGTTCGACAGCAAGGACGACCTCAAGCGTCGCACCGTGCGACCGTTCCCAGCCGGGGAGCATCGCCATGGCATCGCACCGCGAGAGGAGGGCCACGTCGGCCCGCAGGTACGTCTCGCGCGGAAGGTCCGTCCGGCCGCCGAAGTTCTCGGCCGGGTTGGCCACCTCCCACCCGGCCTGGCGGAACCGGTCGGCGGCCGCGTGGAAGGCGGGGAAGTTGTGGTCCTCGTGGCCGGTCATCGGCCCCGCGATGTAGATTCGCCTGGTGGCGGTCATGGTTCAGTTCTCGCTGTGCATGGGAGCGCCGCAGAGCGGGCATCGCCCGAGCGGCAACGGATCGACGCGGATGGCAACGTGCCCGTGCGGCCTGTCGGGTCTGCGCCGGCGGACCACGAGGAGGTCGATTTGGCTGTCATCCTCGTACACCCCGGCGTGCTGAAGGGCGTCCAGTGTTGGCTTCAGGAGATTGTCGAGGTCACGGCGCCGCCGGTCCGGCGGGAAGGCCTCCATCGCCAAGGCGACGCGGCCGCCGGCTGGGGGTCTCCTCGGCCCGCCCGCGCCCAGGAGGGCGCAGACGCTCGTGCGGAACGTCCGGCCCTCCCGGGATATCAGCGTCCGCGGCCCCACGCGGCGCCAGTAGTGGTTCATGCTGGGTGGCCAGGGAAGCAACGTGGTCATCAGTGGGGCACCCCTCCCAGGACTCGCGTGTCGCGCATGCCCTTACGCCCCCGTTCGTCGCTGAAGTAGGGCTGCACGTAGGCGCTCTGGAGGTAACCGGACTCGCGCATCCGGCGGCGCACGATCTTCGTGCATTCCGGGCAGTACCGGTTCTTCCGGTTGGCCAGGGCGCTCCCGCACATTTCGCAGTTGACCGCCACGGCCTACGCCTCCCTCAGCGCTTCCACGGCGGCGTGTTGTCGCCGGCCGGGGCCTGCTGCGGCTGCCCGGCAGCGGCCTCCTTCCTGGCGTACCCCTTGACCTCGTTCGCGAGGTCGCCGGTGTCCTCGCGCTTCTTGCACTTCACGGTCACGAGGAGCGGCAGGTTGTGAAGCTCGACCGAGTCCTTCGGCTGCATGACGCCGACCGCCCGGCAGAGGGCCGACAGGTTCGCGCGGGCAATCTTCACGGTCTGCTGGTTCGTGTGGACCAGGCACAGCCGGTCCCAGACCTTCCGGCCCTTGCAGGGACCCTCGAGGATGGTGAACTCGAGCTCCAGGTAACTGCCGTCGCCCGACTTGGTGGGCTTCATCTGGCTGCCGGTGACGGCCGCCAGGTACTTCCCGGCCGGGACCGGGTCGAAGGGGGTGCTCGGTTCCACGGTGTTCGCATCGAATCCGTTCAGGTTCGCCACGGGTCAGATCTCCTTGCCGTTGGTGCTGGTGTTGGGGTCGTTGACGAGGGCCTGCATGAGGGCAGGCCACGAAAGGGGCAGTTCGGCCGGCAGGCCGTACCGGTTCTTCGCCACGCAGGCCGGGCTCCCGACGCAGCGGAGGATGCGTTCGCCTCCGTCCGCACCGAGGCCCGCGGCGATGGTCCGCTCGCGGCCGAAGCCGCCCTCCTCGGTCTGGGTGATGATCTTGCGGGTGGCGAAGAGGACGGCGTCGGCCCACTCGGTGAGGAGGGCGGTGGCGTGCTTGTGCAGGCGGGGGCTGTAGCGGTCGTAGGCGGCGTGCTCGGGGTCCTCGAACTTCTCGACCTTCGCGTGCGCCACCAGAATGACGCACATCCCGCGCCGGGTCCGGAGGGTGCCGAGGCCGTCCAGGATGCGCCGCCAGTGGGTCAGGGCGTGCGTGTAGCCCCGGGCGTAGCCGCCGTCGACCTTCTCGACGCAGGAGACGCCGTACTGCTGGCACAGGGCGTCCCAGATGAGGCGCTCGAGCCAGTCGCACGAGTCGAGGACGACGGTCTCGTAGCCGTGGGGCTCGTTGGCCAGCACCCCCAGGGCCGCCTCGACGTCCGCCAGGGCGGCGGCCAGGGGGAACGAGTCGCAGTCGATCTGGTCAAGGCCGTCCTCGGTCGGGATGAAGATGGGTTTCGGGGCGCCGGCGGCGGTGGTCGACTTGCCGATCCCCTCGGTGCCGTAGAGCATCAGGCGGGGCGGCGACGGGCGTCGGCCGCTGTGAATCTGTTTCAGGAGGCTCATCACGGTTCCTTTCTGCTGGGTTACGGGTTCATGTTCCGAGGAAGGCGCCCGGGCGGACGGCCGTGCGTGCCGCCCGCCCGGGCGCGGGACCTGCCCTACGCCACGTCCAGGATGCGGACCGCCTCGTAGCCGGTCGGCCAGCGGCCCACCTCGCGGCAGGCCTTGAGGCGCCGGATGGCCGCCTCGTTCACCTGGCGGGCCACGGCCAGGGCGTCGTCGCTCACGCGCCAGACGCCGCAACGGAACGGCTCGCGCTTCTCCACGGCCACGATGTGGACAGGCACGGCCTCGCCGATCGCCACGGCCAGGACCGACTGGTAGAACGCCATCTGGTTGGCGTAGCGGTAGCGCCGGGCGTCGGCCTCGAACCAGTCCAGCTCGTCGCAGGTCTTGAGGTCGACGATGCCGCGGTGAGGGTGGGTCCAATCGATGCGGATCTGGCACGGCGTGTCACGGTACGGCGCCCGGACGACCCCCTCGGCCCGGCCGTAGAGCAGCAGGTCCACCGCCTCGTCGTTCATCGCCACGCCGCTGGCCATCTGCTCGATGAGGTCGACCTGGTCCTGGCTGAGGACCGGCTTGCCCTGGGCCACGGCCCACTCGGCGAAGGCCTTCGTGTTGGCCCCGTAGGGCCGGCCGGTCTTCTCGTTGATTGGGCCGCCGAGGGCGAACCGGGCCTCGTAGGCGTCGCGGCCTTCGAGGATGCGCACGTGGGCCGCCCGGCCGACGAGGTAGGCCGGCGAGTCCCTGTCCTCCAGGAGGCCGCTCGCCTTCTTGTGGTGCAGCCACGGGCACTTCATGAAGTCCAGGAGTTGGTGGCTGGACAGGTACTCGCCGGCCTTGGCGTGGTAGGCTCCCTCGGTTTCGACGCCGAGGACGTCCAGGTCGATGTGGATGTCGTCCATGTCTCACCTCGCGTGTGCTGGCTGCCCACTACATCTGCGGATGGTCGCAATTTGCCGCGCCGGTTTCTGAAATATCGAGTCCCGCGGCCGCGAAATGGCGGCGGGCACGGGCAATCAGGGGGTAGATCGCGCTGCGGTGGATGCCCAGCGCGGCGGCGACCTCGGGCGGGGACTTGTGCTTCAGGAGTTCACAGACCTTCCGCAGCCGCCAAGGCAGGGACGCCAGGACGGCCTGCGTGTCGAGCCGCCGTTCGAGGTCGCCGAGGTCGTCGTGCTGGTCCGGCACCGAGTCGAAGACCGACGCGGCCGAATCGCCGTCCGTCGCCGCGTCGCACGCAGGAGGGGCGACCTCGTGCTTGCGCCGGACGCCCTCGTCGCGGCCGTACTGCCTGGTGAAGCGGTTCAGAACCCGGCAGACGAACGTGTGCCAGGTGGCCTGGGCGGGGTCGAACCGCCGGGCGGCCTTCAGGACCTCGACCGTCATGTCGTGACGGACGTCGTCCCGCTCCTCGTCCGAGAGGCCGAGGGTCCGGGCCAAGTGCCGTGCCCGGAAATCGATGCGCCCGAGGACGTAGCCGTCGAGCGGGTTCTTGGTGAGGGTAGAAGAGGGGATGGGTACAGCTGTGATAGCCGACATTCGCGATCTCCTCGTGGCCGGGGAGGTCGCGTGGGCGCTCGGAGGACCGAAACAAGAGCGGAGGCCGCTGTGAGGTTGCCGGTTCTCCGGCACCCACAACGACCTCCGCTTGGCGGCCAGTCTGTTGTCTGGTGCGCTTCTGCGGCCGAGGCCCTATGCCGCGGCCGGTTCTTCTTCAACATCCAGGCTGAACGGCACCCCGCCCTTGACTTCCAGGCACCGCACGGTGCCGTCGCCGAGTTCGGTGAGGTGCTCGAAGAGTTCCAGCACCTCGTGCTTCAGGAGAAAGTCCGGGGACACTGCCTCGGGGCGGGGCCCGTTCTCCCCGCCGATCTTCACCTTCCGGACGACGCGCGGCGGCGGGTCGAAGCAGGGCTCGCCGCCGCGCACGGCGAGCCCCTCGATGCGGCCGAAAGCGATGCGCTGCATCAACTCGAGCAGTCGTCGCCGCGAGGGGAAAAGCCCGCCCTTCCGCAGCGCACGACAGGCGGGACCTTGGGGGGTCGCCATAGTCAGGTCTCCTTAACCAGAGGGTTCGTGTCGGGCGCCGTCTTGCGCGCCCGTCACCCTCCGGCGTTCTTGCACCAAACGGGGTGGCGACGGAAACTGCAAGCGCGCAAGTCCAGCGGGGCCAACGACGTGCGCGCAGAGAATTCCCTTCTTGCACTTGCAGCAAACAACTGCAAGTGCAAGTGCAAGTGCAAATGCAAGCGGGGGGACGGCGGGAGGGCTCTACCTGGCGTACTTCAGGATGGCGTCAAGGTCGGCGGCGAGGGACCACAGCCGCTGGAGGTCGGGCGAGTCCTGGAAGCATCGCGTGACGGTGTGGGGCCCGACGCCCGCGCGGCGGGCCAGTTCCTGCTTCCGCGGGCGCGGCAGGAGCGCCGGCTTCACGTCGCGATCCACGGCCTCCTGGGCGTTGTCGCGGGCGGCCCGGACGTGCTCGACGAGTTCCTTCTTCAGGGCCTCGATGCCGGCGGCCCGTTCCGCCCGCTTCTTCTTGGCCGGCGCGGGCAGGCGGCGCGGGGCGCGAGGGGGGCGCTCGGCCCCCGACTTCGGGGTCGCGCCGGTCTCGCGGGCCATCCCCTGGCGGAGTTTGGCCTCCCAGACGGCCGCCTGGTGGAAACAGAACGACGCCACCTGCGTCCGCCCGGCCTCGCCCAGGAGGAGCAGCCGGTGGAGGTGGCCGGGGTCGCCCAATCGGGCCTTTCCCTTCAATGCCACCTCTCGCAGCCGCTCGATCTCGTCCCGGATGAGGAAGGCGTCGTCGTCGCCCAGGGCCTGGGCTGGCGCGTACTCGAACTCGGGCGGGAAGATGGCGCTCAGGGTGGGCGTGGCGTACTTGCGTCTGAACAGCGCGCAGAGGCGGCTCGCGAGCGGTGCGTCCTCGGCGTCCCAGACCGAGTAGAAACAGACCCGGCCTGCGGAAGAATCACCGTTGACGACCAGGCTCAGAAAGAATTCCGTGCGCTTAACGCTCCGAAGAGCGATTCGATTCCGTACCACAGCAACAAAGCCCTAACACGCTCCTAACGCGCGCATGGTATACCCGTGGCCCAAAGGCATGCAACGGAGAAATCCCTCTGGCGGCCGCGGGAGTCGCTAAGTCCTGTGGTGGCAAGGGCTTGGGCGACCGGAATTCTTTTCCACCGCGGACGGCAGGATGTTGAAATCCGGTGGACCAACGGCGCGTCAGGGCTGGCCTGTGGCCAAGACAACCTGCGGCCATATCTATGCCTACACCCTTCTATCATCTGGACATGCTGGGCGCCGCGAGTGCCCACCACAGCCGCCGCTGCTTCCGCCAGTCGGTCTCCGCCACCACGGCGCGCACGTCGCGCTCCGTAACCGGGTCCCGCCCCCGGGTAGAACGCGGCAGGTAGAGGATGGCCTCCTGGATGTCGGGCGCGAGGTGCAGGAGGTTCATGATCTGCGTCACCCGCGCCCGCGTCACGTGCCCCAGTTCAGCCAGTTCCGCCTGGTCGCGGACGGCACCGGTCGCCAGGAGGCTCTCGAACTTGATGGCCAGGGCCATGAGGCGCGCGACGCGCGGGACGCGCCCCTCGGGGCTGTCTCGAACGGGCGCAGGGCCCGGCCTCATCTCCCGGTGGCCTTTGTCGGCCATCGAGAAGTGGATATTCTTCGTCACGGTCAGGCCGGCTGGCATACCTTGTCCTCCTCGGGCTCGCAGGCGAGCGTGCTGATGCCGGTGGGGTGGAAGGTGATGGAAATGGCCTCTGCCTCGCCGTCGTATTCGATTCGGTCCACCAGCAGGTGCACGAGCCGGGCCCGGTCGGTAGGCGAGAGGGCGTCCCACAACGGGTCAAAGGCCTCCACGGCCCCGGCGAGTTCATCCGGGTCGAGCATCCGGCGGCGTATCTTCTCGATGCGATCGTTGAACCCGGTCACCGCCTCTTCTTCCTCGCGCATCTGGTCCTGAAGCCGGGCGAGGTCCCGCGTCGCCGCCTCGTCGTAGCCGGCCCGCGGGGCCAGCGTGCCAATGTCGCGGCCCAGGCCCCGGATGCGGCTTTCGACGACCTTCCGCTGCCGCTCGATGGCGCCGATGTCGGCCTGGAGGTGGGCCTGCGCGGCCACGAGCGCGGCTTCCAGGACACGGCCGTCGCGCCCCAGGGCGCGAATCTCACCGAGGACGAAGTCCTCCAGTTCCTTCGCCGGGAGGGACGGGGCGGGGCAAGTGTCCCACCCGCCCTTCTGCGCCTTCATGCAGACGTAGTAGCGGTAACGCTTCACGCCCCGCGTGGCGAAGTGGTGGCCCATCGCGCAGCCACAGTGCTTGCACCGCACCAGGCCCTTGAGGAGCGCCCCGTGCTTGTTCCGCAGGTGCTTGCCGCCCGAGCTGCGGTTGTGGCGCAGGAGGCCCTGGACCCGCCCGAAGAGGTCCTCGTCGACGATGGCCTCCTGCTCGCCCTCGAAGACCTCGCCTCTGTAGGTCGCCTTGCCGAGGTAGAGGACGTTGGTCAGCAGCTTCTGGAGGGTCGACTTGTCGAACTTGCCCCCGCCGCGCCACCCGCCCTTGCGGTTCAGGTACCGCTTCGTCTTCCAGCCCTTCTCGCGGAGGGCCAGGAGCGTCGGCAGCAGCGAACCCTCTTCGAGGTACAAACGGAAGATGGCCCGCACGCGCTCGGCCTCCTCGCGGTTCACGACCAGCCGGCTGCCGGTGCGGTCGCGCGCGATGTCGTAGCCAAGGACCGGCGCGCCGCCGGTCCACTTGCCTTTCCGCCGCGCGGCCGCCATCTTGTCGCGGGTCCGCTCCGAGATGATCTCCCGCTCGAATTGGGCGAACGAGAGGAGGATGTTCAGCGTCAGGCGGCCCATGGACGAGGTGGTGTTGAACTGCTGGGTGACGCTGACCAGGCTGACGCCGTGCCGATCGAGGGTCTCCATGATCCTGGCGAAGTCCATCAGGCTGCGCGAGAGGCGGTCGATCTTGTAGACGACGATGCAGTCGACCCGCCCGGCCTCGACGTGGTCCATCAACTGCTGGAAGGCGGGCCGGTCGGTGGTGCCGCCCGAGAAGCCGCCGTCGTCGTACCGGTCCGGCAGGCAGGCCCAGCCCTCGTGCTTCTGGCTGGCGATGTAGGCCTCGGCCGACTCCCGCTGGGCGTCGAGCGAGTTGAAGTCCTGCTCGAGCCCCTCCTCGGTGGACTTGCGGGTGTAGACGGCGCAGCGCACGGTGCGGGCGTCGTTGCTCATTCCGGCTCCTTCCGCGGGTCGGCGATACCGAAGAAGAGGTATCCGTTCCAGTGGCTGCCCGAGATGGCGTAGGCGATGGCCGAGAGGCTGCGGTAGACCTCGCCGTCGTACAGGAACCCCTGGTCCAGGACCTCTACCTCGTAGACGTGGCCCCTGTAGGACCGCCTGAGCCGGGCGCCCGGCATGGGCAGGCGGGCATCGCGCGTCCGCGGCACGTGCGCCTTGGCCGGCCGCACCACGTGCGGAAGGCGCGTGGGCGGCGGCATGTCCGTGCCCCCCGGCGGCCGGACCCGCAGGTCCACGTCGCGGGCCAGTTCCTGGGCCCGCCGCCGGGCCCGTTCGGAAAGGTCGCCCCCGGCGAGGGCCTGGAGGCGCCACGCGCACCGGCGGAAGAGCCACTGCCGGTTCCCGCTCCGCGACTCCTCGCCGAAGAGTTCCCGGTACCGCTCCCGAAGCCCGCCGGCGGCCATCTTCTCCAGGGCCGCCAGTTCGGCCGCGGTGTCCAGAGTCGTTTCCAT